ATCAACCTCACGTATCTCTACTCCGGGGCTTTGAATTGTTCTTGCCATAAAATTACTTTGAAACCTCCGAAAAATTGGTAGTCATATCAGTTTTATTTATTGTTCCTTGGCATACTTTTGTACAGACTTGTCAAAGTATTTATAGCAATTCCATTGTCCACTGAGAGTAACCGAATTCAAAAGTTGATTGCATTTCACTAGGATCGCGTTCATTATAAGTTATTCCATCCAATCTAACTGGGAATGCTTTTAGATAATTAAATCTTGCTACCTTGTTATTATATTCGTCCAAACCATATATTGTTACGTTGGTCTGATATCTGTTTAATTTGCCCTCATCTCCAGGCTTATTGGCATTATAAAAGCTTTGTGTTTCATTATTAAGTATATCTAGCCATTTGTAAATGACAAAATAATTATTAAACATATTATCAACAGTAAAATTAACAACCAAACAAGGACATTCCGGTCTGGCGTAAGAAGTTATTTTGGTTGTTTGACCGGCATATGATAAGGAGACAGAAGGCACTACCAATGCTGGTACCACTGCACCATAAACACTGAACTGCAATGAATCAAAATTTACTGTTCCATACTTTTTACCTAGTTTATTAATATCATCTCTTAATATTTCTGGTATAGTTAAAACCAATAAAAACTTATCTTTGCGCTGCTTATTAAAAGGACTCTGTATTACAGGTGTCTGATTTACTGGTGTTTGATCTGTTGGTGTGACCATAGTTTATTTATAATGGTCCAAAGGTACATACCCCATATTGGTAAGGTCAGAAATATCTTGCAGCATTGGTGTGGTGTTCACCTCATCCATGGTCTTGTTGTCAAACACAGCTGGTAACGCACTAGGTGTTGGATCTCTTTCATTCAAATAGCTACCTACCGGGCTTATGACTCTGGAGGAATTATAGTCCAATTGTCTTATGATCATAGGTTTGTTATAATCATCCAGTTTTTCAATATCAAAATATCTGGTACAAATTTCATTCTCTAAAATTATCAATGCCCATATTAATGACATCACCCTGTCATCCCAACTGTCTGTACCAGGTCTTGCACCCCAAGTGTTGTTAGGAAATCTTACAAAGTTTTTTAATTCGCGAAGAGTGTCTATGTCTCTCAATTTAACCACTTTTATTTCATTGGTCCAATATCTCATATTGGTAACACCTCTATACTTTGTGTTAGTATGTGCAAGAATACCAACTTTCTTCTTCTCTACAATGTGTGCAGCTTTGGCACCCCAAGTTACAATATTTTCATAACCGTGAGTAAATTTCAACTGTTCCACAACCTGGGCACCACAATTGTTCCTTTCTATTAATACAGGAGGATTGCCCCACTGAGCTAGAATTTCTAATAATTTTGCAGTGAATTGATATGGGATAATGTCTTTGTTATGGTATGTTGCAACTTGCTCTATGTTGGACAAATCAGTTATATCTAGAATTTGCACCACACTAGCAGCTTCACCCACACCTTCACAAATGTCCACGCCAACTGTATATATTCTCCCATCTTTTGGCTCTTCCCATATTTTGTAATGACCTTCATCGAAAACATATTCAGGGTCTTTTATACCTTTCAGCATTTCATTGTAATGTTCTTCATTGAGCGACGTTTCACCACTTGCTATGAATTCATTACCAAATTCTTGCGCAAATGCTTCTGTGCTGCCCAGGGTTCTGATTGTGTCTTGTTTCCATGCCTCATCTCTCCCGGGTATCTCCCACCAATCAATCCTTTCAGCTTTCCAATTATTGGTACTATCTATTGCACCTTGGTACAGCCTGTAGAATAAATTCTCTGTACCATTGGGAGTGCTTGCTATGAATATTTTGCTCTTTTTTGAGCTACTAATAATTGGGTAAACTGATTCCCAGAATTTTTCCACAATATGATTGTCAATAAATGCCAACTCATCAAGCACGGTCACATTTACAGATTCTCCTCTGCCTGCATCACTGCTGGTAGTGCTGATGCCAATGCTGCTGCCATTTGTGAGTGTCATGCTGGTCTGTCCATATTCAACCACACCAGGTTTCAAGAAATTAGGCAACATCTCATAGGCAGTTCTAATTCTTTTGAAAATGTTTTTAGCAGTTTGCTCTTTGTTAGCTACAATCAACAATCTTTGATCTTCTGAGAAACATGCAATCCAGAGTGCATAGATTGTCATCATGGTAGTTTTTCCAGCTTGACGCGATGATAACAAGATTACGAATCGGTTATCTCTCAAACCTCTGAGCACTCTCTTCTGGCAAGGGTGTAGGTTTATTTTTTCCTTTCCCCTGTCTAGATTAACAATGTAAAAATGATTTTCCGCAAAATGTAAAATATTTTTTCTGCATTTCTTCAACTCATTGATCATCTCGGGGGTATACTCGTGTTTTGTTTCCCTAGTAGGCAGTTTGTTGTTGCCGAGATAATACTTCTCCTTGTCTTCCATAATAATACTTAGTAAAGATATAAATAACACATGAGCGACAAAAACTATATCAAAGACATATCTGTAATTTACCGAGAGCAATTCATGAATAAAAATTCTGAAGTTGTTGTAGAGAAAGCAGTTAAAGACTTACATTCCTTTCCAGAGGCCAAGGATAAGAAGATTGTAATTAAGAAGGATGGCACCGAAGCCAAAGCGTTTTTTCATAAAGATTCAGGGCCTGAGCATGCAGAAGGTGTTAAAGAGATATTGGATCCAAAGACGGCAAAAGAAAATAATGCGTTTGAACCCAGGAAATTTTCACAAAACACTGGAAAAAGCGTTAAAGAGAATATAAATACTTTTATGAGCAAATCAGTATTCGATAAACTTTTTGAAGATGTAATGAAAGATGACGCCCTTGATTTGGGTATCACAGCCGGTCCTGAAGGGGATCAAGCTGATGTAGAAACCACCGGTGAAACTGAAGTTTCTGGTGATGTAAGTTTTACATTGCCTCGTGATGTAGCGCAAAAGCTTCATGACGTTTTAATGGCAGCTTTGGAAGGTGGTGAAGAAGCCGCTGCTGAAGATGATGCAGCAATGGAAGATGATACTTTTGCTTCGACTGATGAGGATGAAGAGAAGAAACACAAGCATGATGATAAGGAAGACATGTCTGGTGAAGCAGTAGATATGGAAGAGCTTCCAGATAGCAAAGGTCAAGCCTTGCAACATAAGAATAACAAAGTCACTGGAACCTTGGGTCATGCAAAGTCCGGTAAAGCACAAGCCTCTGTTAAGGGTGAAGTTGATGGTAAAGGCAAAGAGCTTCCCGACAGCAAAGGTCACGTCTTACAAAACAAGAACAACAAAGTTGGTGGTGTAGTAAAGGGCGGTGGAAAAGGTGATCAGAACTTGTTTCAAGCTAATTGATAGTATTTAAAAGCTAATAAAAAATGCCGTTCTTCGGAACGGCATTTTTTTTGTATAAATAACTTGTATGTTGTTTGAAAAATATTACCTGCAAAGCTTGGATGAGCAAACTTGGAACTCCGGCATTGCCAATCTTTTTGGTAACTTCAAGCAGACCGCCAGGCACAGAAAGATCATTAAAGATCCTAAATTCAGAAAAAATCCACAAACTGTACCAGACATGTACAAGAAGGACATGACTGATATACCCAAGGTGGAGATGTTAAAGAATTCTGCACCTGGCATACAACAAGTAATATCACAGGGTGAATTTCGACAAATTGCTAGAAAATATAATTTAAATGGTTTAACCTACGACGGTCAAAAGAAACTAGGCAACACAGGAATATCTGTTAAATTTGATCCTAATTTTAACAGCTATGTTTTAGTAAAATGAGCATGGACAAATACACAGGGGTTAATTGTGTAAGGTCATACCCATTCAAATACACCACCAGCACCTTGAGAATCACAGACAAAGAGAACAATCAATGCGAACGTCAAGTCTATAGCAATTATTGGAGAGAACAAATTGATATGTATGGTCAAAAAATTGACTATTATATTAATAAAACAACAACACTGTGTGCAGACAACATATATGGTGAAGAACCTATAGCAGGATTTCTCCCACCTCAAACTCTCATTGCAGGCATAAAATTAGCAGAGAATGCACTCATTCTCAGTAAGTTTGGATTTCAAAGTGATGATCTATTGACTGCATATGTGCACATAAGCTCTTTCTATGCAGTTTTTCCACCTTATACTGAACCAAAAGCTGGTGACGTGTTCAAGTTAACTGAGTATGGCAGTGACAGACCAGGTGAAAGAGATGGAAAAATGTTTGAAATTACTGAGAGAGTTGACCAGGATAACAGTCAAATCAATCCATTAATGGGCCATTATGTGTGGATGCTCAAGGCCAAGAGATTTGATTACTCTTTTGAACCGGATATAGTTTTTGAGAAGGGCAGCGCCCAGGTGCATGATGACACAGGCTACGGCACTATGATAACGGACACTACAACTATAAATGATAGACCCAGCTCTTACCCTGGTGATGCAGATACTGTAAGTAAGGAACAGGTCTTTAATATGGACGTTAACAGGACTCTAGAGTATGGGGGATATTACTAATATCCATATTCATTGCTTGCTCTAAACTGTCATCAGTCTCTTCACTCTCATCGCTCTGTTCACTCTCTTCATTTTGTTGCAAGAGATTGTTCCTAACTTTCTCAGCAGTAAGCTTTACTATGTCCACATTATTCTCTTCTCTATCTATGTCCAATACCATAGTCTCGAATCTGCTCTCTATGTATTTCTGAAAAGCTAGTGGCTTAAGCCAAAAATCATCTTTATTGAGGTCCGTATTCAATTCTGAAGCTTTAGTATTGACCAGATCTATGGCTTCCACAAGACAAAACCATCTTGCGTACTCTTCTTTCTTAAGAACATGTGACTTATTCTTACAAACAACTGTGAATTCATTTTTCATATTACAGAGTATAGTAGAAATTCTCTTGCAGGTCAAGAGAATTCATCTCTTCATTTTGCCGCAAATATATCCTGAAATAATGGCAAGCATGTTCAGCTTGTTTGGGTCAAAACCAACAGACAGCAATATTGTCAGAATCTTCACTGTGGCTTCTTGAATATTTTTTAATATCAGGAGGTTGTCAGGTGTATCTAATTTCTTTGAAGACAGTTCCTGCTTTATGTTATCACATGTTAATGTGATTATATCGCGTATCATGTGTATACCAGTGGAAGTATTGACCGTGGCAAATGTAGAAGAATTTTTAAACAGTTTATGTGATTCAATGCCCAAGCTAAAAAACATATTCTCCAAATTGCTAGTGACAATGCCTATGTTACCACTCACCTCCTCTGCACTCAGAGGAATTATTTGACTGGATTTTGTATTACTGATTTGGTGCATTTGCTATGGCTTTGTTTATAATCTGATCTGGCGTTTCATTCATGGGTGTGGTTTGCAGATAAGTTTTCAGTTGAATATTAACATTAATGGTCTTGTTGCAACCCGGGCACTCATAGGTATTCTCCTCACCCATAAAGAGGGGAATTTCCGAATTAACTCTGCTATCGCATGGACATGTGACTGAGGCGAACTGTCTGCTAAATTCAATATCCCTTTGTATCTCCAATCTCTTTGCTGTCTCCAGAGCTCTTGTTTCGAGGTTTGTGCTGTAGAAGAAAAACACTACAAATTGCAATGTGGTAAAGAAGCAAAAAGCACTTACAAATCCTATGCCAAAATAAGTCACAGGCCAAGCCAAAACAGCACTGACTGCAGCTGTCAGCAGCAAGCTTCTTGTGAGCTTATTAAACATACATTATTATAATACAAGACTACTTGTTTTCAACTATCTCGTCCAATTCCTCAGTGCATGAAAATATGATGTTCTGAATCTTATCCAGCTTTTCGTTCAAACTTCTAATTGCTTTAATTTTTTCTGATGTTTCTTTGATAACAGGGTTCTTGAAGCTTTGATTCAAAAGCCCTCTTAGATTTGCACATTGTACAAAGATTTCACCCAAAAAATCTAAAATATTGTTCAAAGGATATGGCAGTATTTTTTTAGCCTGCTGATTGTTTCTGAATCGATTGATTATGTCGGCTACTGTAATTACTTCAGGCTGAAATTCTCTTTTGGCAATACCAGACACCCATTTGTTGTAGATCATTGATGTATCTTCATTTATAGGGTAATTCTTCATGTTAATATTTAATAAAAAAACATCTTATTTCTATAAATAATATTATGAATTTGTTCGAGAAGCAGTTTTTACATCTATTAGAAGCTGATGAAGAGGGTGCAAACCAAGAAATCACCGATAAAGCTGCAATGACGCAACAGCTAGACAAAGGTACAAATCCAACAGATTTCAACACCCAAGTTCCTGCAGGCATAGAGCAAGCCAAGCAAGGCCATCTGCAAGCTCAGAAAACTTCTCTACAAGAGTGGATTGTTAAAATAGGTGAATTTATTGAATATATGAATGGGGTGGACCCGACCAGCATTCAATCCCAATTGCAATCTGGTGGTTGTGAGTCTTTGTTTGAAAAAGTAGCTAGTAGTGAAAAAAAGAGAATAGCAAGAGTGGCCATGGAGCTGAGTGCATTGAATGAGGCTTTAAAAGGTTATCTGATCTCTGGGGACTCTTAAGTCAAAATAACTCTTGCTTTCAAATCTGTAAAAGTATTTTTAAGTATAAAAGATGTAGGAATTTTATTCAAATTATATGTGATGCAAAGATCATTCATATCCTTTATCTTCTTCAATTCGCTGGGCCAAATAAAAACTTTGCACCCTTGCTTGACTAGTGCCAAAGATTTGCTCTTGCTTGTTTCATCTAGCATCTGATTGTCAAGAACCCATATCAATTCATGTTGAGGGAACATTTTTAATTGTTGCTTCTGCCTGTCAGTAAACAAGTGATTACCTCTTTTGGTGATACCTGCCACTGCTATTCCATTGCGAATAAAGCATGCATCCAGAGGTCCTTCTGTTATAAAAATGTGATTGTTTTGATTCTGGACACGATCTATGCCAAAGAGTGTTTTCTCACTGTTGGTCTTGCTCAAGTATTTTGGCTTGGGGTACCTCTTATCTTCAATTAATGTTCTGGACTGGTAGTGTACTATTTTACCGTTTAAATCTTTGAAAGGTATGATGAGTCTGTTCTGGTGTGTACCTTTTTTCAGACTAATGTAAAATGCATCTGGTTTGTTGATGGCTGAAGTAAGCCGTCTCTTTACTAAAGCATCTAACGCTGCTTTGACATACATATTGTCTTTATAGAAATTAATTTGAGCACTATCCCTGAGATTGATGCTGTCTTCTGGTAATATTTCTTCATTAATAATAGTAGCATTTTTTTCAAAAATATCTGGTTGTGTTAGTTCTGGTACAAAGCATTCTGCTTCCTTTAGAACTTCTGAATATGATTTATTTGAAACAGTCTGAATCCATCTTATAGGTGCCATGCTCAGTCCGCAGTTATGACAGTATAACAGATTCTTTTTCTCTATATAAAATAATCTCCTCTTCTTTCCCCATGAATTGCCCTCTCTGCATGTCGGACAACTACCATAATAGGTCTTGCTTAATCTGTTATATCTTGGAGACCCAGCATAAAGGTAGAATTGCTGAAT